ATCCCCCCTAACTTATTAGATATATATATTATATTTAATGTTAAATGATATATTACTTATTTGCCTTTATTTTTCTATACTCTTTTACAGTTATTAATTTGCCCTTGTGTCTAATATACTCCTTCCTATCTCCTTGCTTTTTATATATACATTTTTCCGTTCCTAATATGTTCTTTTTTTTTAATTTTTTCCCTCCTCTTTGAGGGAATAGATGATTATGTTCTTCTACATATTTATTATACATTTCACCATATATAGTTTCATAATCTAATTTTTCACCATCTTCTATTGAAGAATATGTTAATTGATTTATTGAAGGTGTTCTTATTGAAGATATATGTTGTAATGGTATATACGGAGGAAATACATAGTCTGTCATATCACCTTTTGTAAATGCCATATTATTTTTTTTTATATAAATTAAAACAGGATATCCTGAAAATGATATAGGTTCATTTGGGTGCTTTTCATTATAGTTAGTTAATTCTTCTTTTATTTTATCTACAATATGATGTGTTCTATGCACGTAAGCAATAAAATAGGGCTTTATTCTCCTTACTATATCTTTCTTTTGAAAAGATGAAATGAAAAAAGAGGGTCTTCTTGTCTTTGTCTCTGTTATATGTGATATTAATGTATCAACCACCCCATACCTTATTAAAGGTTTATAAAAAGTGTGTAATTCATTGTTAGTATAATTAGTTTCTATCGGATGGTATTGTAATAGATATTTATGTACCTCTTCGGTTATAATGTGTTTTCTATCTTGTAATCTTATTCTATTCACTTTCAAATACTGAACATAAAAATATAAAAATTGAACTAATTGAGAAAATATACCACCATACCTTTTTAACATTATATATGTTCCAAATGTAAATATACTCGCACGTACACAATCATCATCAGTATATTTTATTTGGGATTTTACAGGTTTTGGAATGCCTATTGAATATTTATCTATACTCTGTAAATATGGAATAAGAATTTCAAAATTTTCAAAATGTCTATAAATTAATTTTAATAGTTCTTTATAATGGAGTTCTTTCTTGTATATAATGTCAGATTCAATTATTCCAACAATTTCCGATAGCATATCATCTCCTAAATCAAATATTTTTGACTTCGACTCATTGATACGTCCAATTCTAAGTATTCTTGATAATGTTTTTACATCTATCGGTGGGTGCGAAGTCATTATCTAATATACTTAGATATAAAAAATAAAAAATATATACACATCTAAACTACCTATCTACATCTACTTAATCCTTTTGGGATTTACGAACTCGCCTCCTTCTTCTCCTTTTCTTTTTTCTTCTTCTCAGTCTTGTCTTTCTTCTCTGTTTCGACTTCCTCCTCTATCTCCTTCTTCTCTTTCTTTTCCTTCTTCTCTTTCTTTTCCTTCTTCTCTTTCTTCTCTTTTTTCTTCTTCTCAGTCTTCTTCTCCTCCACAACCTCTTCCTTCTCTTCCTCCTTCTCTTCCACAACCTCTTCTTCCTTCTCTTCTTCCGCAACCTCTTCCTTCCTCTGCTCCATCAATTCTTCGAATCGAATATTCCAGAGTTCGGCAAGTTTCTCTTCATCTTCATCCCCACATTCCTCCTTAAACTCCTTGTAAATCTTCCAGATTTTGGCAACCTCAGAGAACAACTGATTTTGCTTCAATCCAGTGATAGCATCCTTGACTTTTTTCTGATGACTATTCATAAATATCAGGTAGGCAGAGAGAGGCTTCTTCACCTTCTCAATCTCATTGCCATCCTCGTCCAACTCCTTTTCTTTTTCCTTTCCACGCTTCTTAGGTGCGACCTTCACTTCCTTCACTTCCTTCGCTTCCTTCACGTCCTTTTCTTTTTTTGCTTTTTCCAAAGCCTTTTCCTCAGCCTTCTTTGCCTTTTCCTCAGCCTTCCTCGCCTCCACAATTTCCTTCAACCCAACCTTGATATACTCATCAATCTCTTTTTTGGTATCAAAGTCATCTGGCATCTTAGCCAGATACTCCTTGAAAAGTTCTGCCATCGTCGCGACTGTCGCGACAGAGGCGACAACAGTTGCGGTGTTCGAAGACATCTCTCTTGTCTTGCTTTGTTTCAGTCGAAAGACTGAGGGCGTTTGCGTTTGCGTTTGCGTTTGCGGTTTGCTTTGCGGTTCGCTCGTTTCGTTCAAGTTGCTTTGACTTTTAGTCTGCTTCTTGTGTTTGTCTCTGCTATACTTTTCAATCAGCCCAATCAATTTTTAAAATATATATTGTAAAATAGAACATATTTATTCTATAATATGAGCGGGACACATAGACGTGAAAGTCAAGTTGTTCCCATTCGTAATAGACTATCAAAGCCTCTAAGAAAATATTCTGATATGGCTGCAACGTCGTTTATATCTCGAACATCTCCACCTATGTCTCTTTCAAAGATATTAGAAAATCAGGATGTAAAGTCTGAAATTTTATGTAAATATTTTGAGAATAACTATACTATTCTAAATAATCAAACATTAGAACAAATTAAACAAAAACATAAAACTATGGATGTCTTAAAACCGACTTCATATACACCAGAGTTTTTACAGGTAAGCACGAAAAAGATAAGAGAAATCATCCTCGTTAATGTTGGTTTAGATTATGAGGATGTTGTGCTATTGAAACACGCAATCCAATATTCGAAAGTTAAATCAATACTATTATCGGATATTCGTTTTGTGTCAGAAAAAGCAAGAGAATTATTCTCAACAATATTTGAAGATGTTTCTGTTGCATCTGTTGTTGAGAATTTACTATTAAAAAAAATAGAGATTGGAAAGTTCTTCAATTCCTTTATAAGTAGCATTGCAAATCTAAAAACACTAAGAATGCTCGAAATTAGTCGCTTTGACATCGTCGCTTTGCTTACGGAAGTCAATGAATATAAAGATGGTTTCGATTATCTACTTATGATAGTATTGATAAAATTAAAGCGTTTGAACGAACTAATATTTACTGGAAATAATATAAGAGAGAGCGATTACGACTACCTGTTTAAAAACTTCTATAAATACAATCAGGGATATATTATTATCAACCCCGAACTGGATGGTATGTATGTCAAATATAATATGGTGTATTATGCGACACGCAAAGAGGAAAGCAATGAGTATTCTATGACAATCATAGGAATAAACAATCGCGATAAATGGGATAAGAAAGCAAAATGCACAAACGAACGGTCAATATTTTTTTATACAAAGGGTAATTATTATTTGACACCTAATGTAAGACGCAAAACTTTACCCGACTACGAAAATGACGATTTTATTGTAGAGAAAAAGAATAGATTGGTTAATTTATTAGAAAAACAGCGAACATCTATTCCAACATCTATTGATGCGTTTCGATTAAGACTCCCCCCTTAGCCCTCTCCTAACTATTCGGGGTTAAAGCCGAGCCTAATGCTCCTATCCCACTAACCGCCGCGATAGGTTTGAATATCCACGACATAATAAACCAAGCCCACGCGAATAAGATGACGATGATAGAGAATACTATCAGTCCCCAACCGATATACAACATCATATTATATTTTGTTGTAAAGTTATTCGGGTTCGAAGGTTCGTAATGGACGTCTGCGGTTTCATTCACATTCACAAGAGAATCCGATACATAATTATGTTTATACTTAGCACCTGCGACTTCATACTCTATCATCGCGTCGCATTTTTTATATTTTTTATTGTTATCTACCTCTGTATAACACTTTGCACTAACGATACGTCCTCTTGTCTTCCCTTTGTATTTATAATAATAGTTGTTGATTTGGACTCCTGCGAATATTGCCAACGACATAAGAATAGTCGCTAATATTGCGATACCGAAGTTATATGCTAAGCCGATACTCGATGTCGTGTCATATACAGGCTGAAACATATCCTTATTATTTTTCAAGTCCGTTAAGGCTGTCCCGATGAACCCAGACTGTCCTTGTTGCGGTTGCTGTGCGACTTGCTGTGCGACTGGCTGAGGTTGAACATGAGGTTGAACATGTTGCTGAGGTTGAACCTGTTGTGTTTGCTGATATAGAGAATAGGCTTGTTGCCCTTGTAAAAGCGTCGGGAATTGTCCGCCCTTGCGTATCCGTCTCAACGGTATGGCTTGTCTGCCCTTGCTTCCTTTTTTATTCATATCCTAATAATCACTTTGAATAAAAATTAGACATTTAACCTGTATATCTCAAAGGACAAATAGGACGCGAAGGATAGCCACACGATGTAGGGTAATAACGCGATAATCGCATAATATTTCATATTTGGGTCATAATTGTCTTGGAAATAGAATTGTAGTAGCGTCGCTATCGCTAAGACTAAACAGAATAAGATGACGACGAAGCCATTGAATAGCCCGTTCTCTCCAAAAAACGTGGGTATATAAAGGAAGTTGAAGAGCAACGCCATTATCGGTAGAATCCAATACTTGGAATCCTTAAAATACGTGATAGCCGTGCCTGACACGACGGGTGTGCTGGGTATGCTAAATGTATTCGAAACCCGCTTATCATACAACGCATAACTGTATATGATGCCAATCGCCAAATACAAGATAGTCCAGACGATGCCAAAAACATAACTTGGCGGATTATACTCTGGCTTTTTGAGGTTCTTGTATTTCGGGTCATCCCACTTCTTCCCATAGATAGCCCCGATGGATAAGCCGATGACTAAGGGTAAAAATATGACGACACCTGTTACAATATTCTTTATAATTTCGATACTATTTAGAAGGTTCTTTACAACATCAGGATTCGCTTCCGTCGCCCAAAAACATAGAACGTCGCTGATACATACTTTAACGCTCTTAAAGTCGCTTTTATTCAATAAGCCCCTGCTCTTCTTCGGCATCTCCTTATATAATAAAGATATTATATCTGCTGTCTAAATAGATAGAGGGTGATGGAGAAGAATACGAATCTTTTCGTGGGAATCATAAGGGCGTTAGGCGAAACCAGAAAATGTGTATTTACAAAATGTAAGAAGCAGTTTGACGAATCGCGAAAAAACAAATATGCGATTGAGATAGAAAGGTTAGAGAAGCAACGTAAAGAGAATAAGATTGACGCCATAACCTTTGTGAATAAGAAGACGCTTATTGGAATCAAAATAATCGAGGAAAAACACCGCGAAGAACTGATAAAATGCCAGTTAAAGAAGTGCTACGACCAAACGACGCAAATGATAAAGACGTCCATTGAAGGATTGACAATGGAAGAACACAAGGGAACACCCTCGTATAACATAGCGTGTAAATATAAAAAGATATTTGAAAAAAATAACTATACATTAACCGCTGAAATCATCGACCAGTTGGACGCTGATATAATGAAAACGAAGTTGAAGCAGCAGAAGCCGAAGCAGCCGAAGGCGAAGCAGCAGAAGCCGAAGGCAGAGGCTAAGCCGAAACATTGATAAAATAAAATAATATAATTGTATATTATAGAATGGCAACTAATTCATCATCAATAAATCATCTTATCGTAGAAGAAAAACTTAAAGAGTTAAATAAACGTGTAGGTAATTTCATAACACAATATAATAATAAATTAGAATTTTTAAAGGAATCAAATAAAGAATTAATCAATCAATCAAAGGAATCAAAGGATGGATTAGCATTTAGGGTTGATGAAGCAAACAAAATATTAAAATATATATATATAATAATTTCGAGAATACAAGAAAAACAAACTGAACTGCTCAAAGAAACAAATATACGAGATATTATAAAAAAGGGGTATGAAAGTTTTTTTAAGTCTTTTCTTTCTGAAATTGAAAGGGAATTTAAGAAAGTAAATAAGAAAATAGTAGATATAAGAAGGTTTATTAAGGATGAAAATGATTTCATTAATCAGACAAGTAATCAGACAAGTAATCAGACAAGTATTCGAACGAGTAGTCACCCCCCTTGTGTTGTAAGTTAGACGCAAACGATGATATAAGCATTTGAATGTATAGTAATGACGCGTTTATAAAAAAAGAATCTATATAATAGAAGGGGCTATGGGAAAAACATGGGGTGAGGAATCTTTTAAGAATAAATATTTAAATACAAATGACGATAATCAAATGTATTCAAATTTACGACGACAAAAAATACAAGAAAACATGAAAAAATTACAAGAAAGATTTAAAGAATTAAATGAATTAAAAAGTGCGACGACACTACAAGCAACTATTCGACGACGTACAGCACAAAATATAAAAAAACGCAGATTTAGGTTTTCAATATCAGATGAGCCTACGAAACGTCAATCGCCTCCGAAACGTCAATCTCTTCCTACGCAACTTCAACCTAAGCAACGTCAATCGCCTACGAAACGTCAATCGCTTCCTACGCAACTTGAACATAATCGCGGACGTCCTTCGCTTCCTACAATAAATGAAAGACGTATTCGACTATGCCGTAATTGTAAAAAAGTAATCGCAGGAAGAGAACCTTACTGTGCGAATATATGCGAACTTGAACACGTCCTTAAAAATAGTCCTACACATAGCACTAAGTCGTCGTCCAAGTCGTCTATAAGTTCTCCAAGTCGTCTAAGTCCTCCAAGTCGTCTTAGTCCTACAAGTAGCACTAAGTCGTCGTCCTCCGAGTCGTCTATAAGTCCTCCGAGTCGTCCTACTCCGAGTCGTCCTACTCCAAGTCGTCCTAAGAAGGTAGCAAAATAGGAAACACCGACTTCATATCAATATCATAATCAAAACGGATAATGAAGCGGTTATTGATGTGATACCCGAGAGCATCTTCCATAATATATTTATCTTTTCTTTGCCGTTGCGTCAATATGCCAACGTCATCTTCGCTTATATTCGCAGAGAGGACATCCTTGATACGATTGTAAAACGCAATAACATTGTATAATAACTCCGCCATACACGAAAACGGTTCGGCTTGTTGTAATATAAACGTTCCCTTGTGGATTCTTAGTTGCGTAGTCGTAATATATTCCTTCGCGAACGCCCAATAATATCGCTTGTTCGATGTGTAGAGATTGTAGAGAGGGACGCTCGTAATCTCAATGTTATCCAACGTTATTTCCAACCTCTTTGTAAAGTGAGACCGTAGATAGATTGGGGTTTCTGGACGGAACAATTCATAACTCTTTTTATATTTGAAAATATCAATATCATAGATGCCATAGATGCCATAGATGCCATAGATGCCATTTATATTTAGCATCCCCAAGTAATCCAAATCATATACGAGGGGATTGTCGGTGATTTCTAACAACTTGTAAAAATATTTTGTGTTCTTGAAAATATCCGAGCATTTCATATCGCCTAATATAGACGAATAGAGTTTCCGATAGATGAATGCTTGTATATCCTCTGGCAATACCTCGATTCGCGTAGGCATCCCTGCGTATCGTGGTATCACGTATAATCCCTTCGCATCATTTTTTTATATGAATGAAATGGAATGAAATGAATTGAAATGGAATGAAAACGAAATATCAACTCTCCTTATATAGTAAGAGTTTATGCCGATAGCGAATTATTTATTCGATTTACCAGAGGATATACAGATTATCATATACAAGAAGGTATTCGCGGGTTGTCTCAGGCAGATTGAGAATAAACACAAGAACGCGAAGACATTATATGACTTCTATGATATCATTGCGAAATCGAAACTACGCTATTGTATCAATGGCAATGATGCCCTAAATATATATCTCTATCGCAACTATTATATCAGAGAAGATAGGAATCTATCAAAAATAAAATACATAGAATATCCTGTCTCTTATGTTTCATCGGACTTCGAGTATATCCAAACCATCATCGAGGATTTCGCGGCGATTATCTATAACGACGACAAAGACGATAGAAACCTGATGCGATTACATAGAAGCCGTAGCGGTATCTGTGATTTACAATATACGGGGATTTCTTTCCGTATATTTATAGAGAAAAATAAATTGTCCTGTCGGGTTGATTTAGAAAAAGCAATTGTCCTCGGCTACGAATTAATCTATTATTGCTTGAAACTAATACGCGTTCTCGAATTGAACCCTTACGACGACTGCGACGATATCCGAAGGCTCACGGAGTGTCTTTGTCGTCGCCGTTCATTCGAAGGCTATCGTATCACAAATGATGTCGTAGCCGTTCATCTTGGTTCGGGTTCTTAGGCGGCTACGCTCCCGTATTCTCGACAACCCCCTTATTGTAGAGGTCGCCAAACGGCTTGTTCCATTTCAGTTTCTCTTGGGTCAAGTCGCGTCCCCGCATATATGTAATGAAACTCATCACCTCTTCTTTATTCTCTACGCGGAAAAACCCATTCAACTCCGCAATACACTTTTGGTTATTATGAATCGACGACAGAATGATGTTATTCATCATCTGTTTATATACGTCCGAAATGAATGGCGGTTGCTCCACGAGCCATTCCTTATACATCTTATCGTAGGTTTCCTTGCCTATCACGAGCGTCTCGGTCATCTCATTGTCATACGTGATAACCATCGTATTCGCGGACACGGCAGTCGTCGCCACGGACACGGCAGTCGCCACCGTTTCGGTATCTGCGGTATTCTCAGACGCCACGGACTCCGCCGTCTCTACACACATAAACGATATATCTACCAGTTGATTATTGACATTTTCCATTCTTTTTATTATATAATAATATTATTTGTTTATATAGTATAATGAGGCACTATGATTTGATTATTGTAGGTGCGGGTCCCGCAGGGTTGGCACTGGCACACGCGTCAAGTTCCTTGTATCGTCGTATATTAATCATCGACAAGGAAACCGAGATTGGCGGGTGTCATCGTGTGAAACGGGACGTCGATGGGCTATTTACAGAACACGGTCCGCGTATCTATTTGTCAATCTATCACAACTTCTTTAATCTTATGAACGATATGGGGTTAAAGGTCGAAGA